CATCGATCGGATAGCCATTGTTCATCATCCTTCCGCATATCTGAGCCACCTTGTGCTCTAGTTCAATGCTGGTGTCGCTGAAGCCCATGCTCTCCATCTCCTTCGTGAGATGCTGATGCAGGCGCTCTAGCAGCAATACGTCCTGGATGCAATAGTCTTCCATCTCCTGTGACCAGCCTTCATCAAAGACGTCAAAGTCTCCCTTGTGTTCACCAAAGCGAATGCCCCAGCTACGCAGCGAGTGCTTACCTGCCTTAGGATCTTCCTCAGGTGGAGGAAGCTCAGGGTTGTATAGGCGAGACAACACCAGCGTATCCACCTGCATATGCTGAGGCACATGTACCTGCCATACCTTAGTAAGGACATCGAAGTCGAAGTCAATACCGTTGTGAGCAACTACCTTGTTCTCATCAAGGTATTGCTGCAACCCTGTCCTCTCACGCCATGTCTTTACTTCGTCTCCTTTCTTTGTCACAACAAGCCAAATGGTGGTGTGGGCTAGATTGGTTTCGATGTCGAGAAATATCATGCGTAGGGCTTTCTCTTTTCTTCGTCGTTGGTTAAGAGACCACCATGTCCATAGAAGTGTTCGTTGAGACGAAGCGCTGCATGGGCATAGTAGTTGTGGTTGTATTTAGCTTCTTCGTGCATTGCCTTGAGAAAGGCTATGACTTCCTGTAGTGTTTCTTGTGGTGTCATGGCAGCATCTCAAACTTCTCTAGGATCTTGTTTCCACAAAAACCAGCGGCTCCAGCCCTGGTTAGTTCTCGTTCTGCAATGTAGTTTGCACTTATTGATGTACAGACATCAACGCATTCGTTGACCAGCAATGCTGTGTATTCACGAATGAACATAGAAAGCTGCTCTTCATTTGATGCAGTGTCTGGAATCTTTTCTGCAATTTCTAATACCAACTTCTTAATAAGATCACGATTCATTTCTCTTCCTCCATTCCAAAATATTTTTTAATGACAGCACCCGGATACATATCGCTTTCATGTGAGAAATTGCTAACCTTAACACACTCTTCCACTATGAGTTCTCCGTACTTCTGTCTGAAGATGTCTTGCCAAGATTCACCAGACAGCTTACGAGAATACACTTGGTCAGTGATATCCTCGGCTTTCTGACTAAGGTCATAGAACAGTGAGTTCATAGCAACTCCTCTTCGCCTTCTTCTTCAAAGTGTTCCAACATCCTACCTGTTTGTTTGCTGTACAGCAAATAACAAGCTGGTCCTGTCTCACCGTTCCATCGATTCTTCAGTATACGCAGCTTGGTCTTGTTGCGCTCATTAGGATCATCAGCCTGTCCATTACGCTCCAGACCAATCACCATGTCGCTAAGCTGTGCAATGGCTGCGCTGCCACGAAGCTGAGACAAAGACGTTGCACCCCCTTCCTCGTGTGCTCGACCATCAGGACGCTTAAGATGGGAGACAACAAACAAAGCAATGCTGGTTTCTTCAACAAGCATCCGCAGCTTCGTCATGATTTCATCGATGGCTTTGCGTTCGTCTCCATTGTCTTGACTGCTAACCAGGATGGATAGATGGTCAAGGAAGATGTAGCGACAGTTGAGAGCCTTCGCCATGTAGCGAACACGGTTGACAATGTTCTCAATGGCTGTGCTGCCAAAGTGCTGGAACAGATAGAGCCTGCCTGTTCCTAGTGTGCGTTCAAAGGCATCCTTACGCTCTTCTGGGCTTGCCTCTGTATCAGGCAGGTGCAGAGGCTTGTTCACAGCCAGCGACATCAAAGACAATCCTGTCTTCCTGATGCCTTCCTCCATGAACAGGAAGCCTAGATTGTCTTCGGTGTTGCCTAGCACATGCCAGGCTATCTCACGCATCACCTGACTCTTGCCCAAGCCGCTACCTGCTGTGATGGTGACAAGCTCACCCCATCGGATACCATTGGTCAACGCATTCAGTCCCTCCCAAGGGTACATACATTGCGCTGGTGCTGGTGGTGTTGACACCAAGTCCCACAGTGTGGTGCCAGCGATAATGCCGTCAGGGATGTATGCCTCTGCGCTCCACCAGCGATGGACAAACACAGCCTCTTTGTTAGCTGCTGTGTAGTCACAAGCATCCTTCAAATCGTGTTCATGCTTGAACACCTTAGCCTTGTTGCCGAATAGCTCTGCAACTTCCTTTGCTGCCTTCTTACCAGGCTCATCGTTGTCAAAACAGATGACGATGGTGTCAAAGCTATCGAGCCATTCATAAGCAGCCCTGCAGTCCTTTAGAGCGCCAGCAGCACCACTGCGAATAGACACACAAGGCCACTTACTTCCTGTAGCTTGAAACGCAGCCAATGCATCGAACTCACCTTCAGTGATGGTGACGTATTTACCGCCTGCTGTGTACAGATGCTGACCAAACAAGGTGGCTTTGCCAAACTCACCTTCAGCGTGAAACTTCTTCTCTGCAATGTTCCTCACCTTCGCAGCGACAAGAGTTCCTTCTTTGTCGTGGTAAGGGAAGTAGAAGTTCTTGTCATCCTTGACAACACCATATCGCTCCAACGTAGCCCTGGTAAGACGCCTGTCAGGGACAGAGCAGGGTTCGTTGTCATCGAAATGCTTGGTGACGTTGTTCACATATTTCCTTTTGCGTTGCGGCTCCGGCGCTTCGCCGTTGCCTGGTGTGAAGGTGTTGCAGGAGAAACAGAAGCTGCTTCCGTCTGCGTTGATGCTGCGGGCATCGCTGCTTCCGCAGTTGTCACATGAGACATGAGTCCTGATAAATGACATAGCTCTTTCTTTATCTCTTCGATAGCAGCTTTCAGTTCCTCGAGTTCAGCATAGGGACTATGCCTATGACGTTCAGCGGCTATATCAGCAGCAGTTTTGGTGTTCATAACAATGCTTCTCCAACACTGCTGGCATAAACATACGCTGAAGTTTGAATAACTGGATTCATCTTCATTTCTCCATCAGTGTCTTGGTAGTAGAGGAAGGGCCAATTAGATTTCGGTTTCTTCTTCAGCGTACAGTAGCGATTGAATTCGCTCCAATTCTGCGATTGTTTCTGCGGAAAGTTCTCTGTATTTGATGCCTGCTCTGATTTCTGCACGGATTTGCTCACAGGTTGATTTGTATCTGTACCAATCTAACATGCCCTTGGCTTCCCAAGCATCATTGCATTCAATGACTATTTTCATATGCTTCCTTTCGTTTGTAGCCCAGCCTAGGGACATCAAGGGTGACGTCCTCAATTAGCTGGTCAGGGAACTGTCTTATTTCCTGAGCCTTTGTTGCACCCTTCAGGGTGTGAACAAAATAAGGAGACACTGAAGCTACGCTTCGATGTCCTGACAACATCATCACCGTCAGCATGTCTGCACCGTTCTCAATGGTCTCTGTGATGGCAGTGCGTCGAAGGTCTCGAAGCTGTAGCTGCTTAGGTAGTTTAGCAGCCTCTGCAATGTCGTGGTAGATGGCGTTAATTGACAAAACATTGTATGCAACCCACTCGCTGCCTACCCTACGCATCCTCGGCGCAACCAGGTGACGGCATGGGAAATCATTCCACTGCTGCTGTAACACAGAATGCAAACCATCAGAGATGGGTAGCTTCACTGTTGCTCCACGCTTGCTCTGTGTAATGATTACCATCCTTTCTTTCAAGTCCACCTGAGACCATTTCAAATTGAGGATGTCGCTAACCCGTTGTCCCCATTCATAAAGACAGTAGAACAGGATGCCAGCATTACGCCATTCCCATTTAGAGAAGGCTGTGTTGAGGAAAGCCATGACATGCTTCCTCTCCCACATTTCCTTCCTAGTCTTGCCTCGCTTCACCTTGACATAGGTGAAGGGATTGAATGTGCAATAGCCGTGTCTGATGCCCCAGTTAAAGGCAATGCGATAGTAGGCAACAGTTTTGTATACAGACTCCAGTGATCCTGTCTCCTTCACAGCTTGTTCGTAAATGCGCTGACACATTGGAGCAGTGAGATGCTCTATCTTTGCATTGTGTAGCTCAACACCACCGATGCGCTTCTTAGCCCATGCCATCAGCCCGGTTTTGTAGTCCATCTTAGACCTGGACGTCAACGCAGCATAGTCTAGGCTGTGAAGATAGTTAGACACTAGACCACCAACTCTTCCATCTTTGCGGACGGCTCTGGCTTCTGCTCTAGCCTTCCTCCATTCAGCCATGCGTATGGAGCCTGCCTCTGCTGCCTTCAATACCTTGTCTAGTTCTTTGCTCCACTTGCGCTTGACAACACCAGCATGGACAGCGTCCTCTGGTGGGCAATAGTAGTAGCCGTTAGAGGTGTAACGGACATACGCTGGAAGCTCTTTCATTTTTGAATGTACACCTTCTCATGCAGGTCTAGATAGTTGACGTTTCCTGTGGAGTCTTCGCAGACTCCTTCGCCTAGTTCACATCGCTTGAATAGAAACACCTCTTCATACATGTCCTTGATGTAGGTGTTCACCTTTGCTTGCGACAAAGGAACAGGCTTGTCAGAAAAAGACAGCGAGGAATGCACAGATTGCTCCTATAAAGAAAAGACTGATTGCGGTGTCGTCGCTCATGAGAACTCTCTTGAACTGAATGGATAACCGTCTTCGTCATCCCAATCATATTCGTCGTTGAACCATCCTTGTTTCTTTCCTTCTTTGTTGTGGTGGTATTTGCTGTGTTGTGCTGATGGAGACTTGTATGTCTCTATCATTTCAACGATGTCGTCGTAGGTCTTCTTGTCTCCGTATTCATCGACAATGGTTTTGTCTTTCAAATATTCCTTCCATTGCTTCCATGAAACCAGGTTCATATACTTGTATCCTTGGAAGTAGAAGCACCAACCATAGCTGCTCTTACCTATGTGTAAGTCTTCCTTGTATTGGTTGCAATGGTCGCAGTATTTGTTTACGGTGTAGTAGTTCGTTCCCATCATTCACTCCTTCACAATGCCGCGCCAGGGCATATAGAACTCTTTGTCTATCCTAATCCCACAATGTTGTGTGGCCCCTGTAGGCGTGTTGCCGCCTATAAACCAGTTTCGTCCATTCCAATATCTATACCAAGGACGAAATGCATCCTTGACTTCATAGACACCAATATGCACAGGCTTGATGTGTGATGGAAACCATTTGGTGCGTTTCATTTGTTTCTCCTTGCATGTATAACTGCGGCGTAAATACGCAACTCCTTGGCTGCTTCTTTTGGATCGCATCCTTTCTCAAGCCATGTAATAACAGGGTCAAGATTAGGCCATTCCTGGCGCTCTGCCGCCAGCAACATGTACGCAAACCGCTGAAAGTGCGCTTCATCACCCCAGTGTTGGCCTGCGGTGTCGTTCATCAGGGCGGCGATTTCGTCTTTGGTCAAGTCAACCCCACCAGTTTGAACGCCAACGCTGTTGGCACCATACGTTGCACATACGCCCGATGCAGCGGGCACCAATAGTAGATGGTGGTCATTTGTTCCTCGCTCTGATCTCTGCTGCGCACCGCTGCGCGATGCCCTCAATACTGGCGTGTTGGTCGCAGATGTCGGCGCAGGCAGCGCGTTCTGCTGCGGCGACGAGGGCGGCAAAGCCGGCAAGCTCCCTCCATCCGTCGTCATCGCGCTCAGAGTAGGCGATTGCCAACCCGGCCTCCCGCGCCATACGCATGATGTCTTCTGGTGTCATGTCTTCTCTCCTTCTGCTTTGGCGATGGCGGCGTTGATTCGCGCCACAACAGGACATTCTTCGAAAAGCAGATGCCGATCTTTGTGGGCATGGTGCAAGTACTGGCAGTCAATGCTCGTTAGGCGCAACGCCTCCAGCAGTTCCCGATTTACCGCCTCCAATTCCGCCAGTTTCTTGTCCTGTTCGCTGAGGATCTTGCAGGCAGACTCGTAACCGCCTTCCAGCATCAGCGTTTCGTCATGCAGCCGGCGCAGTTCGGCTGCGGCTTCGTAGTGATGTGTCTTGCTTGCGGGGTCTGCCTTAATGACATCAGCAAGAAATAGGGCTTTGGGCTGACTCATTGGTTCTTCTCCTTCAGCGCGGCCTCGGCGAAGTAGACGCCTTGTCTGAATGACCAGTTGCACAGGTCTTCTGTAGGCAGTTGATCTCGACCGTCATTGATCTCCCATTCCTTCAATCCTCGCCATTCGCGGCGGGGTGGGGTGGTGTAGAGGGGAACAAAATCAGGATGAGGCCGGTCCACGGAAACAAACCGCATTCCAGAATCATCTGTCAGCATCCAGGCTTTCGGCTCCTGCTCCTGCTGCGCCAGCGCGGCGCGGAGGGCGGTGATGATCTGTTCGTCAATTTCATCGCCGCAACTGTGAAATTCCAGCGCCTCCAGCACCTGCTCCAGCACTGCGCGGTCAACGGTGATGGTGGTCACTTCTCTTCTCCGATGTTGATGGACCGAAACCGTCGAAACAGATTGATGCGTATTTCATTCCCTTCCTCATCAATGATGACAAGGGTTTTTACATACGTGTCTGTGTCTTCGTAATGTGTCTCTGAAGAAACAATTACAGACTCAACATCATGTAAATTCATCGAGCTAAAAGCAGTCATACCGCCACCATATCAAACAGTTGTTGATTGACCCGGACATGTTCCTGAATTGACTGAATGGGTCTGGCTTTACGTTCACCACGCCCCTTCTGCGTAATCGACTGCACCATGACATTACCCCTAACCACATTCTCCTGAATGCGATTGAGCACCGTCCAGGCGTCATAGGCAGCATCTTCTCCACGCTGACAGGATAGCGCATCCTTCACCGTGCTAGGCGTGGCATACGTGCCAGGCGCTGTGTCGGTAGGGACATAGACATTGTCGATGTAGTCCCAGCGTAGCTCCACAGCCTTCCTAGCCAGTGCCTGTGCTTCGTCATATTCCATGTGACGATGGCGCAGGGCTTCGATGGTGTCCATCATCTTAGGCAGCGAGGCAATGATGGATTGCAGCGTAGCTTCGAAGCCTGCCATTGCTTTGTGGGTGTGGCGCACATTGGCGCTGAAGCCCTCACCAGCGATGATGCCATTGGAGCAGATGAATCGATAGGCACCAGCGAACAGCTTCACACCGGATGTTCCATCGTGGCTGTTGTAGGCAATGATTTCACTGCGAAGACCACCTTCACCAGCGTCCTTGGCGAACGCCAGCATGTGTGCAGCATGATGGGGCTGTCCTGCCTGTTTGCGCTTTTGTGCAGCTTGGACAGGATGGTAGCCATGATCGGCAAGAACAGGCAACAAGTCTGACGTGTGCAGTTCATGGTAACGCTTCGTCAGCCGTGCGTCTTTGTCTTCAGCGAAGACGCTGGGAGCACGGTTCTTGATGTCGTCAGAGGAGAGGATGCCGTTGTCGGCGCGGCGAGAGAAGATGAGATTGCGATTCATGATAGACCTTTCTTGTGCTTAAGCACGCTTGTAGAAAACAATGACGTTGTCTTTCTTTGAAGACAATTCGATGATGTCGGGATGCATCATCAATCCATTGATGTGCATATGCAGCATCATCCCTGTGACGCTTTCAAACTCCTTCGACCATTCATGGCCGTTGCTAAATTTCCATGTGAGAGTAACCATCCTAAATCACTCCAACCGCTATAAGAGCGAGGACAGCAGCACACACTGCTAACAACAAAAGATCATCAAAGCGCATACAGCACTCCCATAAGCAGGATGACGGACATGATGGCGACATAAGCAAGGATGCTGGACGCCACCGCCTGGGCGCGCTTCGTCATGTAGAAGCTACCGCCGACACCACCAACACTCCAGAACAACATGACACCGTTACGCTTCACTTTCATGCTAGCTCTCCTGTTGCAATGAAGAAATTATCACTGGGTTTGACGACACCGTAAATTGATTGTTGCTATTCCGTCCATGACCCCGATAGGACATGCCTATGCTGCAGCAGGACCACGTCAGCAGAATGGACAGGCTCTCCCGTCACTTTGTTGACGAAGGTGCCAGCCCTGTACGGGTTATATGTGACCGCCTTCACGTCACGGATAGACCCGTCCAGGGCCGGTGTTAGCGTGCCCACGACACCAGCGTGGACATTCTTCCGACGCTCACGAAGGACACGCTGTCGTCCTGCTTCAGACACTTTGAAGACACAATCAGTGAGTATGAGAGTGTCTGCGTGTTGGACAACACGACCCTTCGACGGCCCCTCAAGGGCTTTAACGGACCAGCATTTACGATGCAGGTTGAAGTAGACGAACACTTTCATACTATTGTTGTCCTACGGTTGGAATGAGGAAAGAACACAAGAGAAAACACAGGGAAATCGATGGTTTCGTTAATGGTGATTTTCTCACCATTAAACAGGACACCACCTTGTTCGATGTGTCGTCTCAATTCTCCATTGCTCATTGGTTTGCATCCTTGCTCTACGCTGAATGGTAGCGCAGGACGAAGATTGTTGAGAAACTGCAGTGCATTCATTGTTGTCCCCATTGTTGAGCCATTGCCACCGCGATGCCGGGAAAGGTTGCACTGCGTATCTTCCACCTATCGGCGCTGGGTGGTAGGTTGTACCAACTAGGTAGGCTCTTGCCTGACTTGGTGACATGCCTAGCTCCCTTGCCTACGATGTTAGTAGGCACTAACAAAGGCAGGCTCTTCAGCCACAGACATGTGGTTTTTGTAGCTTCGTGGCCATGCTGCCAAGGCTGAATCACTTGATCGGGTTTCCTGATGCGGGATGAAATGATGGACACCGGATTCTCGATGCAGATGCGTGGAATGGGTGCATCCATCAGCACACGGACAAACTCCAATGCTTCAAGCTGTTGCTTTGCTTTGTCTTTGAACCAACGTGCACCCGACACTGCTAAGTGTGTGCATGGCGGGTGAGCAATCATCAAGTCAAAGCCCCAGTCTAGAATGTCGCGGACGTCGCCTTGATAGTGCCATCCAGGCCGCTCAGTAGGCAACAGATCACAGGACATGGCATCGTGTCCCAATGCTGCGAAAGCATCGCGGACAACGCCGCTATATTCACAAGCTACCAACACTTTCATTTTCAATACTCCAAGGAAACGATGGCGTTCAGTGTAGACCCTGTCCAATAGGATTGAATCAGGGAATACCCTACACTGTCGATGTAGGCACGCAGGGCTGTCGA